GTCACGGATTCTACGTGTTCTACAGGGACAATTATATCATCCCCGTAGACGCGTACCGAGCCCGCGTAGGTTTTGCACTCTTCGCGGGTCAACCGGTGTCCTAGCGACTTCTCTATCCCGATGAAGATGATGGTCATGAAAACCATCGCCTCCATCTGGAAGGTAAGCGCAGAACCCATAGACGCGAACTTGGATAGGTGGATCTCACCATATCCAGGTACTGCTGCCTTCTGAGACCTGCAGGCCAGAACAGCCTCCGTGAGGAGGTTGTGTCCTGTCAAGAGGTCCCTTACATGCAGCATGGAGACACGATCAGAAGCTTCGCTAAGATCTAGCGTAGCTAAGGATCCCGTGAGGGATCCTTCCTTGGCCAAGAGTCGGTTAGGCTCTTGACTGTCAGAGCTGATCAGTCGGTCGGCAAGAGAATCTTGTCGAACGGCCCGAGTGAACTCGCGGAGAAGACCCTGTTGGATGTATTGCATCCAAGAAGGCTCCACCGCGATTACACGAGGTGTCTTCAGTGTCTTAGGCACAAGAATCACCTTAACAGGTGGTTCCTCGCCGGGTTCGAGGAGTTCTATGGAATCCAGCCTGTCATCCGACAGACTTGGGTCGGTGGTTAGGTATTCCCAGTGAGGGAATACCGCCTCCAACCGCTCGGTCCAGGCAGTCAGGTCCCACTTCTCGTTTCCGAGAAGGGAATCTGCTACTGAACCGGGTCCATGCTGTGGTACTACCTGGTGGTAGTATACCCGTTCTGATACTTGTGTCAGAACAGGAGCCCACAGTGTACGTGCCATCCGACGAAACGCAAAACGCCTTTCGGCGTCGCTGCGCAGAGTCTGAGTAGCATCGTAGACCTCCTTCTCACACTGGAGATAACCCAGGATAGCCTTAGCGTTCCTTGCATCACTGCAGGGTAGCTCGATCTTGGCGAACATCAGCGTTAGCTGACGTATAGCCCAGATCGCGGTTATATCCGGGTCTTCCAGTAGGACACCAGTACTCCGGTCGAACACCTGCTCAAGGAAACCCTGTAAGAAAACAGGGAGACCTCCGCGCCGCTGGAATCCAGCGAACGCGTCGTGAGCTACGTGACCTCGGGAAAGACTTCTGTCGAAGTCAGCCCCGAAGGACGCAAGAGTGATCGTCATAAACGACCACCCCTCATGTTCGACTCGCTTCTCGATCGTTTTAAGATCGAGATGGGTACTCGTGTGGCACCACGTGCTCAAGTCTTTGAGCACGCTCTCCAAGAACGGGATCAGGCTTTTCATGTCTGCCTCTCTGATCGAGTGGCTTAGACAGTCCTGCCATGGTCCCTACCGACTGAGGAGGGAGAGGGTCGAACCCTCCCCCTCCAAGAGTTCGCTTCTAGAAGACCAACGTCATCAGTGCACCGTACGTGAGAACTACTGTGTAGATAATCACGACGATGTACATCAGATAGTCGGTCATTTCGAAGGCGAACTCGCCGCTCGGCTGCATCACACCTCACCGCCCAGAAGGGCGGTGACAACCGCGGAAGTGTTGGCCGTGAGGAAGGCGATAAAGCCATCCACAACGTCCTGCGCCTCGGCCACCGTGTATCCAGTCTGCGGAAGGTCCACGACCATGTAAGTACTCATGGAACGTGAGACGTTCTGCGCTGAGATAAGCGGGTCCGCTGCGATCTTCCTGTGGTTGAGACGTGCGACGCGTCGAGTCCTCTTACCATACTGGTGAGAAGTCTCGACCTCGACATTGCCGTCCGAAGTAATGTACTTCGAAGCGTCGATGCCGAAACCCACTCGCGGAAGCGAGTGAGTGTCCACGTCAATTGTGACGCTGAGTGGTTCGGTAAGTGCCATGGAACTGTCCTTGAAGGTTCAGTGAAGTGGTCACTCCACTGTTCGAACGTCTGCCTACTCAGACAGACGTAGGGATCGGTTACCCCGGGTCATTCCCAGGGCGCCGAGTATGGCCCATTGCCGGTCACTGAAAGTGTCCGGATTAAGGCCAAACCCGAAGGGGGTCGCCCTCTCTCGCTCTTTACGGATTAACGTAAAGGTGATCGAGGGGATCAAGGGACCCACCGACTGAGGTAGCTTATAATCTACCGGGTCGATGGTGTAGGTACGTTCCATGCGAGTCTCTCGCATGATGTACCCGTACTTGATCACGAGACCATCCTGACTAAGAGCAGTGGCGTTGGAAATTACATCTCCAACGTTCCACACCCAGTCGGCTAGCCAAGTCCAGGGGGCCACTTGCCAGAGTAGGTCGAGCGAAAGCTCGACTCCGAACACGCGCTCTGCTTGTTCGGCGAGTTCACTTACACGATCCGCAGAGTTGAACTCTGTGGGGATGTGATAAGTGTACGCACCACTGAACCACAGCTTTTGCTGTACCTCAGTGGTTACTCTGACAGTTCCTGTTCCTTGATTCTCGAGGGAATACGTCTTGAAGTCAGTGTTCGGAGGCGCATAAACGCTTCCGTTGCTGAACTCCTCGACGTGGATCCATCGTTCTTCAGGGAACGTGTGCTGACGGTGGAGTAATCTCC